GCTTCCTGAGCAGTTAGAGGAAATGGGCATCAAGATGAAAGAGATTGAAGATGCAATTGCATAACCTATTCCCCACAGCGGTAGGTTTTGCCGATCTCGGTCGCCCGTTAAGCGATGAAGAGTTGTTTTTCATCCGTGAGCTTGAGACACGCCCGAATATGGGTAACACGACAAGCACGAATAACTTTGTCTTGCGTGATCCGGCCTTAACGTCACTCAGATCATTCATTGAAGATTCCGTGAGTGAATACTTCAAGTCCACCATCAATCCAAAGCACAACGTGTCCTTGCGCGTTACGCAAAGCTGGTGCAATTACTCAGAACAAGGTCAATACCACCACAAGCACGCACACCCCAACAGTTATATCTCTGGCGTGTTTTATGTGCAGACCAATCCTGATGACAGGATTTATTTCTACAAAGACGGTTGGCAACAGATTAAATTTCCCACTGATAACTGGAATGCGTATAACTCGGAATCATGGTGGTTTGAGGCTTACGCCGGAAGATTGATTTTATTTCCATCATCGCTTACGCACATGGTTCCAACAGTGCAAGGCGAAGATGTACGCATTTCATTGAGTTTCAACACATTTCCCATTGGCACTGTTGGCGAGGAAATGGATTTAACCGGATTGAAATTGGAGGCTTAAATTGGCTCACTTTGCGAAGATTGACGAAAACAACGTTGTCACCCAAGTGATTGTGGTGGATAACAAAGATACGGCTGATGCCAGTGGCGTTGAGAAAGAACACATTGGTGCGGCTTTTTGTGAACGCTTGCTTGGCGGCACATGGAAGCAAACAAGCTACAACGGAAACAAGCGCAAAAATTACGCCGGCATTGGTTACACGTTTGATGCAGCGCGTGACGCTTTTATTCCGCCAAAGCCAACGGCAGATGCAACGCTTGACGAAGCAACTTGCCAATGGATTGTTCCCAACCAGGGTGCGGACTCGCTTGGAGCATAAACCATGGATGCTAACGCTAGCGCTAAAGACGTGGAGGCTAAATTGTCAACGCATGAGGCGGTCTGCGCCGAGCGTTACGCAGGCATCAACGCCCGCTTAAAGCGTTTGGAGCAAATCCTTATCGCAAGCGCAGGAGCCATTATCCTGTTGCTGATCAATACGACGTTTAAATTGCACTGATATGTTTGACCTGTTATCCGGTGGGCTTCTTGGTTCGATCTTTGGCGGCCTATTCAGGCTCGCGCCAGAGATCCTAAAGTTCATGGATAAGAAGAACGAGCGCCAGCACGAACTGAATATGTTTCAACTCCAAACCGATTTGGAGAAGATGCGCGGTCAGTTCAAGGTGGAAGAGAAGTACGTTGACCATTCGATTGCGCAACTCGATACGATCAAGGCCGCATTTGAAGAGCAAGCCGAAACCGCTAAGTCCGCTGGATGGTTCGTGGCGGCTATATCCGCGTTAGTGCGTCCCGGTATCACCTGGTCGCTTTTCTTTATGTACGCAGCCGTGAAGGTTGCCGCCATATACCTAGCGTTTGAATCGCAAGCGAGTTGGCAGGACGTGTTAAACCAATCATGGGACTCGGATGACTTTGGCCTTTTCACCATGTGCGTGTCATTCTGGTTTGTTGGCCGATCCATTGAGAAGTACCAGAAACAATGAAAGAGGCAATCAAGATCGCCAAAGACTTATTGGTGGTTCCGTTTGAGGGTTGCGCCAAGGTATTGCCAAACGGTATGGTTGCCGCATATCCCGATCCTGGTTCTAATGGCGATCCTTATACGATAGGGTTCGGGACAACAGGCCCAGACGTAACGCCAACAACCGTTTGGTCGATGGCGGAATGCGAGAAACGCTTAGAGGCTCACCTGATTAACTTTACATTAGGACTCATCAAACTATCACCGAGGCTTGTTTCCGCCGCGCCACGCCGATTCGCAGCTGTCCTGTCGTGGGCATACAATTGCGGATTAGGAAACTATCGGATCTCAACGTTCAAGCGACGCATCGACGCAGGCGATTGGGCAGGGGCGCGCGAGGAGTGCGTGAAGTGGAACAAGTCACGCGGACGTGTGATGCGTGGTTTAACGCGTAGGCGTGAAGCTGAAGCACTTATGATGAGATAAACATGCTTGCACCGCTAAAAATACCACCAGGCGTATACAGGAACGGCACCAATTACCAGGCCGCGGGTAGGTATTGGGACGCCAATCTGGTTAGGTGGTACGAGGGAACCATGCGGCCTGTTGGCGGGTGGGTGAAAGCGTCAGGCGATACGTTTACAGGTTCAGCGCGTGGCATGTTTTCATGGCGGGATAACGATTATGACCGTTGGCTTGCCGTGGGAACGCACTCCAGACTTTACGTTTGGAATGGCGGCAACTTTTACAACATCACGCCATCTGGTTATATCACTGGAAGATCATCATCGTTTACGGGTTACGGTTACGGCGCAGCCAATTACGGCGCATCCACTTACGGAACGAAGCGAAGCGTTGGCGCGGAACTCGATGCCACAACCTGGTCGCTCGATAACTGGGGCGAGTATCTTGTAGCGTGTGCCAACTCAGACGGGAAACTTTACGAGTGGCAAAACAACGTTGGATCGCTTGCCGCTGTCATCACAAACGCGCCAACCGATAACACGGCGCTCATCGTTACGCCAGAGCGTTATCTGTTTGCTTTGGGTGCTGGCGGGAACCCGCGTTTAGTGCAATGGTCAGATCAAGAGGACAACACGGTTTGGACGCCATCAGGAACAAATACCGCGGGATCGTTAGAGTTACAGACTAACGGTCGCATTTTGGCGGCAAAGCGTGTGCGCGGGCAGGTGTTAATCCTTACCGAGACTGATGCTCATGTTATGAATTATCTGGGGCCGCCATTGGTTTATGGTCAGGAAAAAGTGGGTTCGTTTTGCGGTTTGATTGGCCCGCAAGCCGTTGCCGTGATTGAGGGTGGCGCGGTATGGATGAGCGATAAATCGTTTTTCCTATTCAACGGCCAGCTGCAACCGTTACCTTGCTCAGTTGGCGATTATGTGTTTACGGACATCAACCTTGATCAAGTGGCGAAGATTTACTCAGGCCACAATTCAGCGTTTGGCGAAGTGTGGTGGTTTTACCCGTCAGCCGATAGCAATGAGTGTGATCGGTACATCATTTGGAATTACCGCGAAAACCATTGGTCAATTGGCGCGTTAGCCCGCACATGCTGGACGGATGCCGGTGTATTCACGAATCCTTTGGCGGTTGGCACGGATGGTTATCTGTACGAGCACGAAAACGGATGGACGGATAACGGAACACCTATCACGTCCACGCGTTACGCGGAATCAGGCCCGGTTGAACTGTCAACGGGTGATCGCTTTATGGCAGTGCGGCAAATATTGCCGGATGAAAAGTCACAAGGTCAAGTGAAGTTGACGTTTTACACGAAACCGACCCCGGAATCATCAAGCACAACTTATGGCCCCTATACCATGCAACCGTACACGAATGCACGGTTCACAGGCCGCCAAGTAGCAATGCGCGTTGTTGGTAATGCTGATGCTGATTGGCGTGTTGGCACGATCCGTTTGGATGCTGTACCAGGTAGCGGGCGATGAGATTACCGACGCCGCCAAATACTTATTCGCAACCGCTTGAGCGTGAACGCAACCGCGCTTTGGAAAGTGCTGATGCGTTGAACTTAAAGAAGTTACAAGACGTTGAGTTTGTGGAGGGTATGCGGTTGATCCTTCGCTCGCCAAACGGAACGCGGTATAGCATCACGGTTAATAATTCTGGCGTCATCAGTGCAACGTCGATTTAGAGGTAGACATGGCAACGAAACAAGACATACAGGCTTTGTACCAGCAAGCACTCAACAGAGCGCCGCGTGACGATGAGGTTAATTGGTGGCTTATGTCCGCCAACAACGAAAAGTGGACGCCAGCACAGTTGCGTAGTGCGTTTTTGCGTGACGCAATACCTGAGCTTTACACGTCAGTCTTGGGACGCGCACCGCAACCCAATGAAACCGCATACTGGGATTGGGCGCAAAACGAGTTAGCAAGCCCAGAAAAACTGCGCA